TCTGGACGTCTATAATGCCTATTTACAAAGGGTCTAGATACGAATATGCAAAAGTAGATTATGTGTCTACAGAAGTAAATGGGCCAGCAAACCCTATCGTCTTTAGTACTATTCACCCAATAACTAGAATGTCCTATATTACCCATACTTACGTAGAGGGTGAACGGTTGGATAGCTTAGCTAGCAAGTACTACTCAAATTCTTCTGTTTGGTGGCACATTGTTATGGCTAATCCTATGATTCCAGATTTTACAAATATTGATCCAGGAACAATTCTTAGGATACCTAGTGTTTAATTACCTTTACGTAAACTTTCCTAACACCTCTGTTGGACCTCAAGTAGTATCTTCTTTAAACTTGTATCAAAACAGGTATGAGCATGAAGTAGTTTCTATAAAGTTTAGGGACTGGGGAGTTCCTTATGAAGCTGTAGAGACAGGCTCACCTATATCTTTTACTATAGGTTTTGGAGCGGACATCAGAGACTTTTATGGGTATGTTCACCACATCAATTTGACCAGAGAACCGGGGCATAACGTAACTGAGGTTGTGGCTGTGGGCGCCTCTATGATTATGAAGAATGAATCTCAACAAGTGTATAAAGGCATGTCCGCCGACGGCATTATCCAACAGATCGCTAAAAGAAATAACTTTGTGTGCTTTTCTGTACCCCACCCACGAATCTATCCGCAAGTAGCTCAAGCTGGCCATACTGACTGGGAGTTGTGTGTAAAACTAGCTAAGCAGTCTGGTTACTCTTTACGAACTCAAAACACAGAGTTGTACTTTCAGCCTATGCTATACGAGTACACAACAGCCAGATATCAAGCTCCTGTTTACACCATGAACGTACCCACTGACCCAAACGGATCAAATCTTTACTCTTTTGAACCTGTTATTGCAGAGAGTTTGGAGTACGACGGAGATAAAAAGGGCGCCGTAGCAGTAGGCGGCGTGGATAGAGCCACTACTCAAAGCATGTCTATAACTCAACAGACTAGAGCCAAAAATACAAAGTCAAACACGAAGCCTGAGTTCTTCGACCGATTTGCTACACATGTAGTGGCTAGAGATGCGGCAACCGCGCAGTACGAGGCTGAAGCTGCTGAGAACAGAAACATTTTCCCGTACCGAGCAACAGCTGAAGTTTTGGGTAGTGCGACTTTGAGACCAGACCTTCCGATTTACATTGTAGGCGCTGGGTCACAGTACGATGGCTACTGGACGATTTTAGGCACAGAGCATAGAGTTGTAGAGAAGAACAGAAACGTGCAGATGTATACAACTGTACTAACTCTCGGGTCAGATTCTTTGGGAACTGCGGCTCAATGGGTAGACGGAAACACGGTAACCGCTCCTACCCCAGTTGCTACAAGAGCACTAACCCCGGGAGTTACTCAGGTAGCAGTAGTCCCTGTAACAAATTTAAAAGTTACTGCTCCTACCAGTGGAGCATTACCAGGAAGCAGCTTTAGCGTAGCCACTAACCGACCTGCCTCTAATGCTAGCTCTCCTGTTTGGGTAACTGGAACCGCCTCTTTAGATCCTTTAGCGCAAAGTTCAACTACGGCAACAGCCCCAAATAGATTGTTAAATAGCGTAGTATTGGGCGTCTTATGACCTACGATAAAAGATTTTATGGGATCTACGAGGGTATCTGTACTAATAGTTTTGATCCAGATAACAAAAGTAGGATAAAGCTACAAGTACCTCAGATATTAGGAACCGCGGAAACAGACTGGGCTCCAGCTTGTCTGCCTGTGGTTTTAACAAATCAATACGTAGGAACAACGACAACAGGAACAATAACTTTGAGCAGTACGCCATACATAGGTCAAAAGGTATGGGTAATGTTTATTGCAGGAGATCCAAACTTTCCAGTATGGGTAGGAGTTGAAGTATGACAGTGACACCTAAGGCTATAACTTTGCCTTTTAGCTTTGACGTTAATGGATCTGTGGCTACCACTATTGACGAAAAGAAGATCATTCAAGACCGAGTTACAGCTGTCTGTATGACCCTATTAGGTGAGCGGGTTATGCGCCCTGTCTACGGAACTAACGCTAGAGGTCAGGTATTTCAAAACATATCTACCATCCCTGCGGCTATGGAACAAGAAGTAAGTATCGGTTTCTCTAAGTGGCTCCCGTACCTATCACTAATAAGTGTTGAGTCAGGGCTGGATACGGACAGTAGCTCAATTATCACCTTAGTAACTTATAACTACGGACCTTCGACTACCCCCGTAACGGTATCGTTACGCACTGCTATACTTGACAGAACTGGAAATATCATCTCGGAGGTTACACGTGGCTAATAAGTATGTGCCGTCCATAGACTACACATCTAGGGACTACGCGTCAATCCTCTCGGATATGACAAACCTCATTCCTAATATTGCCCCTTACTGGACTAACCGAGATCCCGCTGACTTTGGTATTGCCCTCCTTGAGCTCTTTGCTTACATGGGTGACATCCTAAACTATTACATCGATATCTCGGCTAACGAGGCTTTAATAAATACAGCGACTCAAAGAGAAACAGTTCTTCAGTTGGCTGACCTTGTTGGCTACACCCCCACCAATGCCACAGCCTCTACCGTAACTTTAAAGTTTACAAACGCTAACAACTCCACCATCAACTCTGTTGGCGTAGTTAATGGCGTTATCACAATCCCTGCGTATACAAGAGTGTCTACTTCTGCGGTGGCTAACTCAACGACAACTCAGATCTTCTTTGAAACCACGTCCGCACTGACCCTCAATCCAGGCACTAACTCTACTGTCTCGGCTATTCAAGGTTATACAACAAGTGACACATTGCCTGCTTCCTCAGGTGCGCCTTATCAGTTTTACGCTTTGTCTACCCCTTCAGTAATTAATAACTCCATCTCCGTATCAGTTAATGGAGTACCTTACCAACAAGTTAATTACTTGATTGATTACTCTGGCGATGCCGCTGTATTTTCAATTAAGACGGATGCAAATAACTACACATATATTCAATTCGGTGACGGCATATCTGGTCGAATCCCACCAACTGGTAGCCCAATTATCGCCACATATCGTGTGGGTGGCGGCACAGTGGGTAACGTGGCGGCTTCAACTATTAAATACATCACTTACTTCCCTGGACTATCTCAGACCCCAGTAGGTTTGAGCGTAATAAACGATACAACTCCAGCGACTGGAGGAGCGGACCCAGAGTCAACAGACTCTATTAGAATTAACGCACCTCTTAGCATACGTTCTATTAACCGAGCGGTGTCTATTGCTGACTATGCCAACTTAGCTGTTCAGGTGACTGGTGTATCTAAGGCAACAGCTAGTGCCTCTGTTTACTCTGCGGTAACTCTTTACGTCTGCCCAAGTGGAGACCCGGGAGTTGGCGCAGACAATTACACCCCTAGTGCGGTCTTTAATAACACAGTTAACAATGTTAACTTGTATCTTGTCAATAAAGCTCCAGCAAACACTACAGTTGTGTACCAACCACCTACTTATGTAGGAACCTACATAATGGTTAGCATCACTGTTAGCCCTCAGTACTCTCAGTCTTCTGTTATCACAAGCGTTACAAACGCTATCAATAGCCTGTTCTACATTGATAATGTGACCTTTGGAGATACGATCGCAGTATCAGATGTCTATAACGCTATTTCTAATGTAGAAGGAGTAGCGTACAAGAATATTCAAATGATGGTTCGCGCGGACTCTGACCAAACCTATTTGATTACTAACGTAGCTTTGACCTCTAACGTAGCCACATTGACTACCTCGACTACTCACAACCTAACCGTAGGTCAGACTGTATTAGTAAATGGTGTAGTAGGTACTGGATTAACTATCTTTAATGGTACTTATGTAGTTACTTCTACTCCAACATCTACCACCTTTACCTATGCTTTGATCGCGGCAAACGTAACATCTACCGCTGTAAGCGGACCTATTGCCGCCGCACTTACTGTTAATAACATAGTCTGCGCGGTTAATGAGATCCCTACTATCAGCGAACTAGCTGCCGCAGGGGCTTCTCTAATTACCTCTACATCGTTATCTACCTTCTTAAGCAACATCCAATCGAACACGCTTAATGGAATGGGTACTGTATTCATCAACGCTAGCGGAGGAATTAACAGCTAACTATGGCACGCTACGGATTTGATTACTATGACGAGTCGTACTATGGAAATAACAACCCGCTAAAGCTTAGCGCTCTTCCTTTTACAGCGACCCCGGGAGCTATTATTCCCGTAGGGTCATCGAGCTCTTATAGTAATTATGGAACCATAACCTTAAACTGGACAGTGCCCAGTGGTCTTTGGGCTAATTTGGTAGTAGTTAGAAACGTTTATGGTTTTCCTGTAAACCCTTATGATGGAATACAAGTTTACTCTGCTTACAATGATGGGCGGGCGTTGCCTACGTTTATTGATACAGGTTTGACTGAAGGTGCGTTCTATTACTACGCAATTTGGATTTTTAACACACTTCAATACACATGGACTAACGCTGGAAATGTTATCGGTCTATCTGTAAAAGACTTCGGCAACTCCGATAAGATGTACTCTTACCTTCCAGACATTTATAAAATCACTGAGCCCTACACGCCTACCGCAGACTGGGATAACCCACTTCTGCAACAATTCTTAAATAACTTTGCATTCCAACTTGACTGGGATCAAACTCTAGCCGAGTCACTTATCAATCGTTATGACCCTACAAGTGTCATT